ACTGCTATGGGAGAGTTGCCGGAAATGAAAGCTGCTTTGATGAATACTACGGAAGTCAGCGGAATGCTGGTCAATAGGAGATTACAGGCAGTGAAGCAGCGGCAAGTGTTGGATAGGACAGAGATTGCGAAGATTTCCAAGAGTGCACAACCGGATAAAGTTATTGAGGATGCACTGAGAAATCCGAATAAGATGAAGGGACTGGTGGTTGGGGCTATTACAGAGGATGGGAAGAAAGCTGTTTCTCGGGGACTGGTGGATGCAATTGCTGCACGTCCTGACAGTTATCAGTATCTGTTGGCACACCAAGATACACTCCAACCTATCTTTGAGAAGCTTGGGAAGGGGCACTGGCAGAATGTGAAAGATATTGCAGAAATGGGAGAGATTGCATCCAGGGTGAAGGCTCCGACACAAGTTGAGTTGGCGAAGATGGCGGATCCTGTGGAACAGGCTACTGGGACAAGCGCCAAAGGTCTGTTAAGTCGCTTTATGAACATGAACAGAGCATTGGGGCTGAAGCCTGAGTATGTAGTAGCTGATGTGGGTGGGAGGTACTTCTTCAAGACTCGAAATGAGGAACTGGGGAGGTTGCGGGAAGCGGCTATGTTCGATCCTGAGGTAGGGCAAGTTCTGGCAAAAATCGCAAAGCAGGGAGGGGAGCCTACAAAAGCACAACTGATTGACCTGCAACGAGTGTGCTTTAATGCTGGGGTGGTAGGTACAGTGGAGGCGGTGCAGAGGAAAGGGGAGCGTGAGAGGGAGAGGGCAGTAATAGGATTGCCCACTTCCCCTCAATAGGGTATTTTTACAATTTATGGTAGTATCAACCAACAACAGAAGGAGTTTAGGATGAAAGCAGCTAACTCAGCCGGAGAGAAGCAGACAGCAACTGGAGCGAAGAACATGACAAAACGTAACTCAGATACTATGGGACTGCGTACAATTCAATCTGGTGGTCGCCATTCAGAGAAAGTTGGTGGCGGGCATGGGAAGTTCCAAACAGGGGAACTGAATCAAACGAAGTAAGCTCCCACTGCGAAGATGTTTTGTAGTAACTCCGACGAGTTACTCTATTGTAACTCGTCGGAGAAATCCCCAACCTGACCCAAAAGACCTATTATGCGAATCCTCCTGATTGATGCTAGTTCCAGTTTCCTCGACTTTGCCCTGCGATGTGAGGCTGAAGGTCACGAAGTCCGTGTGTTTATGGGACCACTGAAAGATGGAAGCAAGTCGCCAATCGGTGCGGGGCTGTTGAATGTGGTGAAAGACTGGCGACCTAGTATGAAGTGGGCTGAACTTATCCTGACCTCTGACAATGTAAAGTATATCAGAGAACTCGACGTTTGGCGTGAACGGGGGTTTCCCATATTCGGCCCAAACGTCGAAGGAACCAATTGGGAACTTGAACGTGGCACCGGACAAGGGATTTTTGAAGATCACGGCATCCCTATCATCCCTTCCATCATTTTTAAAAACTATGATGAAGCCATAGCACACTTACAGGCTGATCCATCCAAGCGGTATGTTAGCAAGCCAACTGGGGATGCTGACAAAGCTCTCAGCTATGTAAGCAAGGACTCAAGGGATATGATGTTCATGCTGGAGTACTGGAAAGCCACACAGAAGAAAAAAGTACCATTTTTGTTTCAGGAGTTTGTCCCAGGGATTGAAATGGCCGTGGGGGGCTGGATGGGTCGGGACGGATTCCTGGGGTATTTCCTTGAAAACTTCGAGTTTAAGAAGCTGATGCCAGGGGATTATGGCGTAAATACTGGGGAAATGGGCACAGCAATGAAGTATGTTAAAGCTGCTGACAGCCTCCTCGCGCAGCGAGTCCTCCTCCCACTGGAAGCAGCCCTGATTCGGATTGGGTACACTGGGTATGTGGATGTAGCTGTTATTATTGACAAGAGGGGGAATCCATGGCCGCTGGAGTTCACGTCTCGACCAGGATGGCCACTGTTTCAGATCCAGCAATCCCTTCACCAAGACACAGCAATCTGGATGCGGAATGCTTTGGAAGGTGTGGACACTTTCGCTCCTTATGAAGATGTTGCAGTTGGTGTTGTTGTTGCAATACCTGACTTTCCATATGGCCACCTGACACGTAAAGCTGTGAGTGGTTTTCCAGTTTGGGGGGTCACGAAGAAGAACAGGTATAACTTCCACCCAGCGGAAATGATGCTGGGCACAGCTCCTGAATTGGTGGAGGGAAAACTAACCCCCATTCCGATGTTGGTATCCTGCGGTGACTACGTTTTCATTGTATCAGGAAATGGCGCCGGTGTCAATGAGGCGGCTTGTGCAGCGTACGAGAACTTGGACGAGTTCGTTATCCCAAACAGCCCAATTGTGCGCAATGATATTGGGCAGAGACTGGAGCAGCAATTGCCGGAACTTCAAGCAATGGGCTATGCTACAGCTTGGAAGTGGTGAGGAGGGGGTATGGTACAGAAACTCCCCCCGCTGCCGCCGCACCCACAGAGGGCAGCACAAGATCAGAAGTGGTTCACGCAGGTGCAGCAGCTAACAAACACAGCACTGCAGGGTACGAATGGGTACTATACGGTCTCTCCGGTAACTGGTGGGGTGGTAGTTGTCCCAGGGAACGTGTCATCAGCGCTACTCCGCCCCTCCGGTACACTCGCCTCGTTAACTGTACAGTTGCCATCGGGTGTTTCTGATGGTAGTATGCTCCGTGTGGCGTCAAGTGCAGCTGTGACAGCGCTTACAGTAACATCAACAGGGGGCACGAGTGTGATTGGGGCACCAACAGCACTGGTAGCTAATGTGGGTATTGCGTTCCAGTATATGGCAGTAAATGCTGCGAATGGAATTGCTGTTGGGACGTGGCAGAGATTGTATTAATAACTCCGCCGAATTACCCGTCCGTAACTCGGCGCAATAACTAATAACGAATAGGCGGCTGCTATGAGTGCAGATTTCTTCGCAAATGGTCAGTGGAATTTTTTCTGCGACTTATGTGGGCGGAAGGAAAAGAGTTCCAAAGGAGTGAAAACTTGGGATAATTTCTATGTCTGCCGGAAGCACAAAGAGCAGAGAAACCCACAAGACTTCTTGAAAGGTGTGAAGGATGACCAAACTGTTCCATGGAGCCGACCGGAGCCAGCAGATACATTCGTTGCCCCTCCAGTATGCTCCCCCACAGGTTCTTCGGGCTATGCAGGGAATGCGGTGGCTGGATGTGCTCGGGCAGGGTTTATATATCCGCAGCCGACTGTGTACTTCTAGTCTGCCCTTACATATAACTTGTGCAACGCACACAACTCACGCAGCCTGCAGAGGTGATTTATAATGTCTTCCACAGTTTTCACAGATTATATAACTGTTATTCCGGCATCTTGGCTGAATGATGTAAATAATGTTGTGTATAATGCCTTAGGTATGGGAAGTTTTATCCTCATCCCCAATCCACCAAGTAGTATGCAGCCCTACTACACATCAAATGGCGTAACGCAAATCACCACGGTTAATGCAGTAAATAACTGGATTTTAAACGTGGGGTATTCGTCTGGAGTGTCACTCAATTCGCAACTCGCCATTGGTACGCTAATTGAAATCAATTTCTATGTGACAAATGGCGCAACACCATTTTTTCAGACTGCTTTTCAGATAGACGGTGTGTCGGTAACGCCGCAATGGGATGGTGGTTCCGCGCCAACATCAGGCGATGCAAATAGTGTTGATTTATACGCATACAAAATATTAAAAACTGGGAATGCTGTTTATTCAGTGTTTGGTTCAGTTAAACAATTTCAATAGGGATTATATGCCAGTAAATAATTACGCTACCGACACAGCCTTAGCAGCTTCAAATGGCGCTTCAATGATGGGCTATAACCAAGGCGGAACCGGTGCCGCAACAATACTGCAACAAACTAAGAATAAACAGGTTGTCAGTGTTGCGGATATGGCAGGAGCAGATCCTACTGGGGTTACTTCGAGCACTGCTGCATTTACTTCTGCCGGTTCATTAGCTGCAACAATCGAGGTAAATATTACGGCTGGTATATGGAATCTTGCAACAAGTCCAACACCCACAGGTAATGTAACTTGGATTATTCATAACGGGGCTACTTTCACCGGGGCAGGAGTGCTGCCGAATTCTAATCAGATTAAGTTTGGGCCTTCTCCGCTAACATGGGTGGATACTGTATTATCTGGAGCATATGAATACTTAGAAGCGAATTCATCATTTAATCCACGAGCAAAGGCAGATAATATTTCTAGTTTCTCTGCTGTTAGAAGTTCTACTGGTACTGGATTAGCAGGATCGGCAAATATTGGGTGGGCATCTTTTGCATATAACGACCATGCGACTTCGGGTTATGTGTGGGGTAATTACTCCACACTGCTAAGAGCATCCGGTGTGGGTGGATCAACTATCGGACATGAAATCGATGTGGCAAACCTGGGGGCAACAGTGTACTTATACCCATCTAGCCCATTTACTTCGGGTTTAACTGCCGGTATGTTTTTAGCAGCGGGCGGTGAGTCAACTAATGTACAGAATGTAGGTATTTCATCTGTTGCACTGAATATAGTCTCAAATGATGCAGGTTTGCATCTACCCATTGCTCAGTGGGATAAAGGTATTATCTTTCATAACGAAGCAATATCTGGAGCAAATGGGGCGACAGGAACAGGAACTGCAATAGCTCTTGCAACGGGCCATACAATATCATGGTTTAATAATTCAAATAATCAAGTATGCAATATCTATGCCGTAGCAGGTCTTACAAGTGCCCAAGGCCAGAGCATGATATTTGAATCCGATGGTATCCATTTTACAAATTCCACCGATGGTACCACTCAGTTCCAAATTGAGAACACACCATATTCGGCAAATAACATTGCGATTATTAGTAATGTTACTACAGGCGCACCGACATTAGCTGCTGTGGGTAGCGATACAAATATCAATATTAAAGTCCAGCCTAAAGGTACAGGTGTATTTCAAGTAACATATGGATCAACTGTAGCTACAACACCTTCTAATTTTGTAGCATCAAGAAGATTAGCATTTATGGATGGCAACGGGGTGCTATGGTATATCCCAATCTCAACAACGACATGGTAAAGGAAGTATAAATGAAACGAAATTTAAATGAAATGATTTTGACACTAGATGGTGTCCCGTTCGATGACAACTCGACATTAAAGACAATATGCTTTTCGGCAGTTACAAGCCCGCACAGATCAGATGAAAATAGCACTGTTGAACAAAAAATGAAATTATATTCGTTAGCAATAAAAATCAATACGGGTGGAGTAGTCGATTTTACTGCGGAAGAAATAAGTGTATTAAAAGAGCGTATCGGAAAACTATTTGGTCATGTTATAGTTATTGGACGGGCTTTTGAACTTCTCGAAAAAGACTATATCGAGGTGCAAAATGAGCCATTACCAACTATTGCTTGAATGTATACAAAGCGGTCAATTATCTGCCGAACAAATCAGTTTACATATGAAAGATGAAGTATTTGCAGCGTGGTATAGGAAGGAAATAAGGCAAATAAGGTAACTAATGGATCACTTAAAACACTTAATCGACGCGGCGGCAGTTTTGGCAATTCTTGCTAACATATTCGCCACTCTTCAGGAGCTATAACACTATGTCAACCCCGCAAGAACACGCCACAGCTGCAGGTGCAATTGGGACGGGACTGCTTACCTTCTTCCATATTCTCCCAGAAGTATTAGGTTGCATTCTGTCAGTCTGTGGCATCATTTGGTATGTGATCCAGATCAGGTACGCATATATGGAACGTAAGGAACATAGAACCACACAAGAGCAGAGAGCTGGGAGGGATGTACCATGACACAGACTTATGATGATGCTTTTAACGACCTTCACTTGGAAGAGGGGGGGTACAGCAATGACCCCAACGATCCAGGTGGAGAAACGATGTATGGTATTACGAAACGTGTGGCTGTTGCTCATGGGTATTCAGGTGATCTGCATGATCTGCCATTGGCTGCAGCAAAGGCCATCGCCAAGGGGGCATATTGGGATGTTTTTTCTTGTGACAAACTTCCTTATGCTATTGCCTTTCAGGTTTTTGATACTGCTTACAATGGTGGCCATCCTATACAGTGGTTACAAGAGGCAGTTGGGGCAAAAGTTGATGGGGTTATTGGGGCAGCAACCTTGGGGGCTGTGGCTGGTACTGATGTTTGGAAAGTACTAGCATTGTTTAATGCAAATCGACTGGAATACCTGGCGTCGTTGAAGCAACCAAGTTATGGGGATGGACGGATGAACCGCATTGCAGCAAACTTACGAAAAGGACTGGGGGTTTGATATGGGATTGGATGCAACAGGAGTTGGGGAAGCAGTCACAGGGGTGAAGGATATCCTGGGAATGTTCTTTCCGGATAAGACTGAACAAGAGAAAGATCGAATGGCGCAGGCACTGCAACTCTGGCAAGGGCAACAGGATCTGGCGAAGGCACAGATTGCAGCTAATACGGCAGAAGCCGCTCAACCAGGGATGCACTTTCGGGACGGAGCTGGCTGGGTTTGTGTTGTCGGGCTAGGGGTGACAGTACTGAAGCCACTCATTGAATGGGTGTCAGCAGTTGTAGGGCATGCACTTGTGCTGCCGCCTGTTGATACGAGCACAACTAGCTTGATGCTTACATCATTACTGGGGCTGGGGGGGTTACATGCAGTCCCAGGAATTATAAATTCCGTTAAAGGGAATTAAGGTGCGCAGCCCTTTCGCTGTGCTTGATTGGCTCTTGGGGAAGTTCCACCCAAGGGTCGCTGTGGTGAGCGCAACCGGAACCACAACTGGAACCGCAACTGGAACCATACTACCAACCAAAGAAGGAGTGATCTTGTTACATACCGAAGCGCTTGCACTGCAAGCAAAGTTACATGCCGCTGCACAAGACTTACTGACAAAGGCAGCACAGATTGCAACGACTGTGTCGCAGGTGGTGTCGGAAGGTCGGAGTGCACTGACCGAAGAGGAAGCGAAACTGATAGCATCGTTTGATGCAAAAGCGGCTTGGATTGAGAAGATGAAAGCCGCGTTGGAATCACTGTAAAGGGGAAGGTCTGGAAGGAATAACTCCGGCGAATTACGATGGTGTAATTCGCCGGAGTTATGTTATCAGTACATGAATGGTTTGGGGGGCACCATCAATCGGGTGTCACATTGGTATTGCCGGAAAATTTGAACGTCATCACGGCGGAATCTACCCCATTACCGCACCTATCCACAATCACCCCATGAGGTAGAGCTACTCACAATCCCCACCGGAATCACCAGCGGCTCTGGGTAAGGTATTGCAATATTAGCTTCCTCTACAATCCTCCGCAGTGCCCAATCCCCATGCAAGGAATCAAACTGACCTGCCAAGCTATCATGCACCTGGAGAAGGATTTCTACTTCTTTCAGGTTCCGGTCGATGTTCACGTAGGCGCGGTTTATGAGACAAGCTACTGTGGACTGTGGGATCCATGCAACAGCTTGGTTGAAAATTGTACCTTCGATCTTGTCGAAGAAGTAGTTGCGGTATCCGAAGGCATTCTCAACATAGCGACGGCCAGAGACTTGGCGTTTGATATCATCCTGCCACTTTTTAATTTCTGGGCATAAACCGAAGTACCATTTCTGGATACGCTCCGTTTCTAAGACATTCAGACCAATACGAGGAGCAATCCCATCTGCCGTCCCCAAGTAGTTCGTCCCATGGCACAGGGATTTGAACATCGCATATTCTCGTGGATGTGAGTGCTTCGTCATTGAAGGGTTCCGATAGTATTCCTTCATCACTTCGATATAAGGTTTCCTCCCAGCCTTGAAGTTTTCTTTCATCCATTTGCAGTCGCTTTCCCAAGTCACTATTCGGAGATCAGCACTGTCCAAGTCGATATCGAAGAATGTGTGCCCAGGGTCTGGAATGAATATCTTGCGCACATTTGGGAGGTCGAGACCATCATCTTCGACCTCCCCTCCCTTAGGAATGTTTTGCATGTTCAAGCCAGTTCCAAAGGCGTTCTTGGCAGAGCTGAATCGGTATGTTTCCGTACCACATACATTAAAGCTTGTTCTGAGTCTTCTGTCAATATCCAAGGGAGCGGTGATGAATGTTGAGTGGAATACCCCCAAGGAACGGAGTTCGGATATACGTTTGATAAGAGGGTGGAGGATAGGTTCCCGCGCAGCGATGGTGCGAAGGGCTTCGTCATTGCATGTTACGCTGTACCCAGCGCCGGAGCGATGTTTGATTTCCTTCTGTCCCATCTGACGATAGAAAAAATCAGCCATCTGCTTTGACGAGCGGATATTCAGGGGCTGTTCGAGGACTTCGAGGATCCAGGCTTCGCGTATGGCAATTTCTCTCTGGAGTTCCTCAGAGAAAGCTTCCCTCCCCTTGAGGTCTACTCGAATACCTTTAATCATGGTATTGAGTACGATCGGTGCGAGCTGTTGCTGGAACTCATTTACAGCGCGGAGCCCCATCTTGTCAACAACGACTTGGAGGACAGTTTCGATCGCAAGGGTACGAACAGCATCAGTACAGTTATATATCCAGTATTTATCCTCACCTTCCCCTTTCGGGCCTGTTGTCCAGTTGGTGCGGTCATCTTTCCAGTAGAGGTGGTCATCCAAGTACATGCTGG